TTTGCATAAAATTCAAGATCAAAAGTTGCATAGTCCATGTAATTCAATACACGGTCTACACTAATAAGCTCAGATCCGATCTCTGAAGTATCGGTATAATTGCCAGCCTGAGCAATTGCTGGAACTGTAGTCAGACCAAAAGCGTCACCTGCAACAGGTGCATCAGCAATCTGACCAGCGGTTGTCTCTGCTTTAATATAAACTACTGCAGATCGAGACCGTTGTAGAGTGGTGGGTAAAGCCATAATAAAACTCCTAATTAGGATGAAAAAACGTAAAAATCAATAACAACAGGTACTTCGAAATGTGCACCTGATCCGAATCCCTCAGACACCTCCAGGGGTCCAAAGTGTAAAATGTAGTTGGTAGTGCTAATATCCTTCTTATGATACAACGTACTCAGTGCGCTGGTGTAGGTATTAACATTCGCCATTCCTGTATTATCCTTAATAAGCAGGTTTAAACCAAGTATAAAATCCCTCCGAACTATTCCAATGTTATTTGGGACCTCTTTAATGTCACTTGCTGCAATAGTAATGCTTGGTATAAGGTATTCAGTGTTTGCATTATAATTAAATGTAACATTTGAATGAACCCATGCAATTGAAGGACTTTGAGACCAATTAGTATTAAGATGATTAAGTAGTTCTGTTTCAATTGTCATCTCTATACACTTCCAGTGGCTGCACCTTTGATTGCACCAAATCCTCCACTTTTTGCAAAACCAATTCTACCTGCTAAACGTCTGGCTGCAGCACGAATCCAATAACGATTTTGTGAAGACCAACCTTGTTCAAGTTTACCAATATAGGGTGCCTTATTTGTAATGTTCAAACCATTCAGATTTTTGTTTCCTAAACGGTTAATCCTAGGAAGATTCTTTTGAATAACATCATCTGCAGATCCATAAAGATTCCGTAAAGTATCTGAATATGGACCTTCACCTCCTTTAAATTTGGAAAAATACTGACTTGTTATCAGTTTTTCTGGAGCACCAGAAGTGTCACTCAATAAATCTACAGACCATGCAGATCTTGCATATCCTGTATCTACTGGTGTTCCTTTTACCATTTCTTTAAATGCTTGACCTGCAGCATTACGGATGGATGTTTTTAAATCTGCTTCAATCTCCTTGAATGCATCAGAAAAATTGATCGTGATATTATCATGACCTTTAATTTTGGATGTTACATACTTACCCATGACCATTCTTTCTGATACGTTCTAGTTCTCGTTCAACACCTTCCATGTGAGTAACAAGCTTTGCTTTAAGCTCTGAATCATGTTGAACCAAATCTAAAATACGATCATTCATCTTTTCCATTTTTTGAGCTAATTTCCAAATTACTACTCCACAAATAATCAGTGCTGCTCCTATTAGACCTTGGTCCAGAAGCATCTGAGGAATTGCATTCAATCCTGAATCTATTGCTGGAGCATACTGTTGCTGTTGTTGTTGCGGTGGATGGTAATACTCCTGTCTTGGATCAAAGTGATTGCCTGCATTAGCTTTTCCAATAATGAACCCAAATTTCATCCTATGGCCGTGATCTGGTAAAGTAGTCGACTACTTCCCATATTTACTGAGTTCACATTCAGGACTTTGTATACTTTACTGTCGACAGTAAGTTCATCATCAATACCCTGACTTGGTAAAACACCAGTAACTGGCCTTACTAAAAACTCCAGATTATCTGCATTCTCATTTACTGAATCTCCTCTAGTAGAACCAGTACTTTCATTCCGTTTAATAATCTTAACAGAATGATCTGTTTCAGTTCTTCCAATTGCTCCTGTTGAAGGAGTGTATGCACCAGTAACAACACTTTTATATGTTGCACTTATTGCAAGTTCAGCAGCACTCACCAGAGTATTGTTAAATGTCTTCGTCAGAAGATCATCAACAAGATTATTTAATGCTGCCATCTACCTCCTCAATTTCACAGAATATGCATCACCACTTGTAAGCAAAGGAGATATGAAATTTAAAATGTTGCGGTCAAGAATCCTTGTCAATCCTGCACGATCTACATCGATGCTAAGAACTCCAGAAATGTTCACATTTCTAAACTGTTTCAAAGAAGGATCACCCAGAAGCTCATTATCTGAAAAAACTCTAAACGACAACTCATATACACCAAAAAGAACACGATTAGGAATCGTGTCGGAATCAAAATGATCCTGTCTTAATCGGATATTCTGACCCCAATAACTGGCAGTCGAATCTGGATCTGGAACATACTTTCTAGGGAAAGATAAGGCTTGAGTAGACGTAGTTTTTTCACCACGCCACAACAATTGATCAAGATATCGGGTAGCCATTATCAACGATTTATCCTTATCCGAATCAGATGCAGCAGACCAAGCAGACTGACCTAACCGATCACCTGCATAAGCCACTGCATTTGCACGAGTAGCATAAGAATTCGCTGATGCACCCTTAACCGTTGCGTCAAGGGCCATTTAACTACTCCTTCTTAGAGGAACGAAAAGATTTCTTATCTGGAACAGACTGTTTGGCTTTAGAAGGTTCCTCAGTCGTACACCCTTGCTCAATATGAGACTGTAATTGAGTAGAACTGATTCTCATCTTCTTACCTTTAGGAGTCCACACTTCAATACAACTTGGCATTTTTAATCCTTTAAAAAGTGTTACAGGGCAGAGCAAGTAAACTTGATACCCTGTAAGAAAGATTTATGCAGCAGATGGAATTACACATCCCAAACGTGCATCAACCGCATCAGCACCAACCAGACAATCAAGAGAAATAATATCTCTCTTTTTCAACTGATCATATGTTTGCATAACACGGACACTCATACCATTGTATGAAGCAACAGCAGAAGCAGTACCTGGACCCATAGGCTCAGACATCGGCACAAAACAAAGGGCAAATGCTTCTGGTAAGAATGAAGCTCCAGTCAAATATGAAGCAGTCATACCCGAACCAGGAGATGCACCATCATCCAAGCTACTTTCTTCACCAGAATAATTTTTAACCGCTTGACCTGCAGTTAAAACTGTAATTCCAGAGGTTCCAGGATCATAACCTGCAGCAGGAAGATTGTAGAGACCCGGACGGATGTCTAATGCAACCACTCCAGAACCTGCAGTATTAGCAGCAGTTCTAACAACATGAGTTCTGACATCACCACTATCATAAGTAATATTGATATGGTCACCAGCAAGAAATGCATTAGTAATACTAGCTTCACCTGCAGTCAAGTTGAGAGTTGTTGCACCTTCTATATGAGCACCTGTAGTAGTAAAGGCACCATCTTTATTGGCACCAGTTGTTAATGCACCAGGAGTATGAGTTGGAAGATTTTGTGACATCACAACATCCATTCCAAACCAACGTCCAAGTGTTGCCTCAATCAACGGTGACTGTGATCCACCACGAATATCAACTCGGACAAAGTCGTCCAGTGCATATAATGAAGTCATCATTGAAGGACTAATAACACATTTACGTCCATTCATTGGCATCTGATGATTATTCATCTTTTCAATGATTGCAGCCCAATGAGCTTTAGTGGACGGAGCAGCCGTGCTGTCGAATGCAGGCTTTTGGAGTGAACCTAATTGAGGTATTTTCCCCAATGCATAAGTGTCAATTTGTTGAGCAAGTGCTGACATTGCAGGAGTCAGTAGACGCTCATTAAAATTATCAAGACTCAGAGTGAGATCTTGGTTTGTGACAGCAAAAGAAACATCAAACAATTTCTCGATCTCAAGATCAGTTGTCGTTTCTGTTGCCTGTTGTATTGTGACATCTGTTGTGCCACTACCAGTATAAGTATCAACTGCAAATGCAGCAGGTCTCCGTACTTTAACTGTTGACCCGACTTTTGCTCCAGTCCATTCGGAAGCATAAGCCTTGGACATCAGATTCGGAGAGATTAATTGGTTCTCTAAAATAACTAGAGCTTCCTTCGCAATAACAGAAGGGGTTACAAATGTATTAGCCATGAGTAGTATCCTTTAAGAGTTGGATAATAAAATTAACGAAGCACCCAACGTTGCAGGATGCCTCTGCATGAAACAAAGTGCGCTCCTGCGCTAATAAATGACACTACCCCTCGGGGGAGTGGGGAACCATTGATAAGTTTGGACCTAAGTCCTAACCCTCAATATACTTGAACTAGAAAAACTTGTCAATAACAGTAAAATTAAGAAATCCTATTCTCTTCTCTTAACTTCTTATATTCTTCCACTGACATATTCCTGATATCGTCATTGGTGAATCCTGTGTTTCTCCTGGTAACACTTGCACCAAGTGCACTACCGCCTGTTGATTGCAAAAACAATTCAGGCTGATCTTCACGCATTGTGTCGATTAATTCTGTTACTTTCATTGGTGCACCATCCTTACCATATCTTATCCCTTCTCCTTCTCGAACCATAACACTTTCAGTTTCAGAATCAAAAAACACTTGGTCCTTAATTTGAGAAGACATTGCCTTATAAAGTCTGGGATTTACTCCTGAATCTGCACATCCGTCATTGATGGAATTTGTAATTTCCTTACCTCTATAACGGTCTGTTGCCTCTGTTGCTAGAATTTCCCAGTTTGATTTTTCATCATTTATGATTTTAAGCTGTGCTTCATGATCTGCTTTTGCCCTATTTAGAATACGAGTGTTGTACTTTTCTCTATCACCAGAAGTAAAAAGTCTCAACTCCTCATCCTGATCAATCTTACCCTTCAGATCAACTAATCCTTTAATACCTTCTTCGCCACCTAAAGAATCAACAAGTTCAGTAAAGTCTTTTGCTTTTGCTTGTGCCTTCTTTTTCTCTTCTTTAAGAGAAGAGTTGTTTGATTTTAAACCAGCAATTTCTTTATCTAAAGCGGATCTGACGATTTGCTCCACTTGCTCTTTCGAGTATGATTCTGTTTCTGAGAGTTCCACCACTTCTTGCTGCTGATCTTCAGCTCCTTGGCTTGTTTCGCCCAGTACCGTTTCTTGTTCTGCCATAGAATCCTTTCACGCTCCTCTTCAGAGGGCATTTGGCGTATTGCATAAATGTTAACTTCACGTTCACGAATCTTCGTGACCCCATAACCTAGACTATCCTCCGTTGAACCAACCATCGGATCAATAATCTGTACCAACCGATCTGCATCCTCTGATGTATCACACTTGAGTAATGCATGACCCTGCTTTTCTGCAAGACTGATCATACTTAATGCTTGCTCAATCATAATGCAGTCAAAGGTATACCATTATTCTTAAAATCAAATGCTTGTGTTCTTGTTAATTTACCACTTGACCAGAGTCTGAACTTCTGAAACCCGAGAACGTTTTCCTGGTACGACTTATCTCTTGTTCCAAACCATTTCTCCAGCTTGCTTTTGTTTGCCCTATCATTCCCAAGTAAAGGGATCTGGGTAGCGCGACTATTAAAATGTACAAGAGCATTAGACCAAGGAGGAGATCCACCACTGCTACTAAGACTGGGAAGATCATAATGATCACCAGTGCTGTGGCCACTCCTACTATCAGTACCACCAGAAAACGGATTAATCCAAGAAATGGACCCGAAGGTGTCTGCGTTTGATTTGTAGAATCTGAGTCGTTCATCGTTTGCTGTTTGGACTACAAGTGTTTTGATTAAAGAGACTATTTGATTGATTGGAGTATTAAAGACAGAATCCTTGAAACCCATCTGGTGAGTTCCTGCAAATTTCTTTATTATATGTACGGGTTCCTGCCCGTTAGTAATCCCTACTCTATATATTCCTATAGCATCTCTTCTTAAAGGAACAAAAATAGAGTTTATCCAATCTGAATAATGAATGCCATTAATAAATGCACCTGAGTTTGGAGAAGGCGAAATTTTTGTGAATCCTTTAAATTCATTATTAAGAAATTTTACTTCTCTTGTTCTTATTTCATTTAATGCATCCTGTATTATTGTAGAAATAAGTCTTTCTAACCTGACAATTTTAAAATGAAATGTTTCTAAAAATGATTCAATCCTCTCTGTTTGTCCTTGATAAGGATTAAAAAGTTGAGAAGACAATACCTCCTCGGAAATCTCCGCTTTCGTTTTTTCTATAATAGGAACTGCTTTTAAGGCAACCTCATTGGCTGCACGAAGAACGTCAATATGACGTTCCATAACAAGATTAGTCACCTCGTCCTGAGTCAGATAATTCCTTTCGGACTTTATCTTCGTCAGATTCTTCGAGGACCTCTGATCTGTTCTGCTTAGGTTCATTAACTGTTCCATGGTCCAGCTCTATTTTTTCCCTTTCTTCATCGATTGAAACATCTGAGGGAATCACTTCCCCCTGCTTTAAATTATGCAACAAAGTATCCATCGATATCCCACCCATCTGGTAGGATTGTACCAACGCAATAATCTCCTGATGCGGTATTCGTACATCTACAAAATCCATATTAAGTTCAACACGGACTTCATCAGGATTCATACCCTCCCATGATGCCATATATTTAAGTGCTTTTTCAATACCATTCTGTAAATTAACAACAATACTAGATAAAACACTTGTTTCTATGTTTTGACGAATCCTGGAAACTTCTGCAGATTCCACTCCCTTTTTTGTTTCTAGTAAACGTGCACCTGCAATCCCCATCATCTGTTCCTTTTCTGCCAGAGCATTTTCTAAAGAACCTAGTCCTTGTCCAGAAAATTCTAAATATCCTAGTTTTGCTGCCTCACTTGGAATAATCCATGCTGTATCACCACCAACTTTTATTCCATTTCTGTAATCGTCAGGATCAACTCCTGTAATCCATGGTTGTGGTAATGCAGTAAAATGACGACCATTCTCTAAATCAGCAGAAGATCTATAATGAGACAAACTTAAATTAGCTAAATCTAACAATGGAGGAGTAGCTGCAGAATCAAATCCTACACCATTTGAATTAATACAAAATACTGGCATCTGTTTAATTGCTTCTCCCTGCATTGTTGGAATTGTCTCATAAACTGTTTTAAACACAGATTCGTTATCTCCACTACCATCTTCTGGTAATTCTTCTAATGCAATACGAACTCTTATAGCATCACCTTCAATAAAATCATAAACTCTATATTGAGTTTTCATTTCATGATCATAACCGTCAGTACTTACATCTAATTCCTCTGCAAAAACAGCCATAATTGGAATATTTTGATAAACACGCCAATTAATTAAAGATTCAGAATTATAAGACGTAATATAAGTCCTAGAATTCTCCATTCTATCAACCACTAAAATATGTCTGCCTGTTATAAGTAATTCTTGAAGTGTATTTTGAATAACTTCCTTAATAGAAGTACCCAATAAATCACAATCTTCAAGATGCTGCTCCATACCAGATGGAACCTCAATAATAGGAGTTTTCCTCATAGAAGCACCAATCAATCCCTGAATTGTTCTTTTAAGAACACTTAAAAATAATGCTCTTTCTTTATAAGAAAGATATTCAGACGATTCCTGACCACTTAAATAAGGTAAATATGCTTGATTTTCATTTTTAACTGACTCTTCACCTTTGAAACAATCCCTACATTTAGTCCAAACATGAAAATAATCCGCATAAATAGGATGTTCATGATCAAAACGAGGCTTCTTATTCACAAAATGACTATAATATTCATACATAACTAAACTCCATAAACTTTTGTAGTAGACATTTCTTGGCGATTTATTGGAAAGATGTATTCAACCAAGTACCCAATCGAATCAGTAATATGAGAATAATCTTTTTCACCACCTTTTTCAGGAACATTGGTACCGTGTTTGTAACTATGGCGTTCTAGTGCCTGGATTGTTCTTTTACATTTTTTGTGGATAAACAATCTACGGTCGCCATCTGCACTGCAAAACCTTGAATTAACAGCATTTATTCTGTCGCGTACAAAAGGATGCTTCCGCCTGAATTTACACTTAAATCCATAACTTTGCAAAATACTAAGGTCAGTCCTTCCACCTGCCGAAGTACGAGTCTGGACACAGGCAGGGTCAGGATATACGACAATCTGCTGTTCAGGGTAACGGCAAAGAATTTCCTCTGCCATTTCGTCTGTATTACTTCCAAAAATTTCAACTTCATCTACAACATAAAGAACTTCTTCTTCTTCATCATACTGAAAAATCGTTGCAGTCATTGGGTCAATATTAAAATCCATCCCAATTAAAACTGGCTCATCAGGATTATAAGGACAATCTATTACATTTTCCTGATAATCAAATCCATAATACACAAGTCCTGAATAGGTTACAAACTTTGCTTCATACTCTTGTCTAAATGTTCTTTCATCAAGATCACGTTTTGCAGATTCTATTTCATCAGGAGGTACATTACCTCCTTCTAGTGTTGTAAACTGCCATGATTCCCAATCCTCATCCTCACCTGTTTGTGCATATTGATACAAGTCATAGAACCAATTTCTTCCTGTAGGTGATGAGATAAAGAGGGCACCA